TTTTTCAAGCAGAAGACGGCATACGAGATAGGCTCCGGTCTCGTGTGCTCGGAGATGTGTATAAGAGACAGGTGTTAAAATTTTCAGCTACCCTCCCCTCGCTTTTGGCGCTATCCCCCTTAAAATTATTTATGGTTAGCCCTACCTGCATTTTTAAAGGAATGAGCGTGGTCCTCTTTGTTGTGACATGATTGGCAAATTGATTCTAAATTATTAATATCTAAACGTTTTTCCCAACCAATTGGTGTACGTATTTCCTCCACATGGTGGACGATAGTGGCAAGCGTCTTGGTGTGGTCATTGCGTTCACATACTTCACACATTGGATTGATACTTAACTTGTATTGTCTCATTCGTTTCCATTCACCTGACTGGTAGAACTCTGCATACCTTTTGTTCTGTGGATTAGTTCGCACATACTTATTGTATTGTGTGGCTGTGTTACCTTTGTGCTTATCACAATACACCTCTGGTTGCTTTACATATTCTCTACATAAAGAAACCTTGCACTTCTTATACATTAGAACGAGTATATGTCTTTCTTAGTTACTGTATCACTAAAGGTATATGATGTCAAGTGGTGTGGTGCTGTTGGGTCTGTACATTCTGTGCATTGCATTGCGTTGCAATCTGTCTCAGGGATTGGACCATATTCTGCTTTGAATACCTCCCACTCGTTAATAGTACCCTCTAGTGTTCTGATGTATGCCACTAGGTCTACCTTGTTACTCTTTAGTAACTGCTTATCTGTCTTATTATATAATTCATGTTCCATTACTTATCACCTCGTTTAGTTGCTTTGAATAGTACAGTGAATACAATGTTAACAATAACTAACCATGCAATTACTGTGTGACCTGTTGCAAACAATACGCCTACAATTACCCATAGGATATAGATGTTAAGTGCTAACAAACCAAGTACCAAGATACTTGCTAATACAATCCCAATGATGTTTCCTACTTCTTTATTCATAATTAATTCCTCCTAATATGTTTTTACTTTACTTCTATATTATAGCATACTTATTTGTGGTTTAGGGAATAGATTAATCATTAAGATGTATGAAATGTTCTTCATTGGTTCTCTGTGTTCTCGGTTGGTTCTCTGTTGCGTTACCTAACCACTCATACCGAGAACGCCTATAAACGTTGATAAACCAATACTCTTTACTCATTTATACTAAAAAGTTCTCTGTGTTCTCCCAAAATTCTACTCTATCTGTAGAAAAATATAAAAAAGAAAAGTGTATCTGGTAGGTGAGTAGTAAAAACACCTCCAATCGAGAACACATTGGTTCAATCCCTTGTGGCTCTAGGGATTATCTAATTTCATACAAAGAACCATACAGAGAACTTTTCACTGGTTTAAATATTTTTAAATTAATTTAACCAAAACTCTTGACAAATTACCAAACATGGTTTAGTATAGTAAATGTAAACCACAACAAGGAGGAAATAATATGAGAAACAACAAATCAGAAACAAAACTATTTTACACATTAAAAGAGTTACAAGACTACATTGACACACTTAATGTATTAGACAACACAAAGGTATACACGATTGACGTTAGAGATAAGTTGCGTGATGAGTATAAACCAAATGGACCAGAATTTAACAAGTATATGAAAGAACGTGTAAAAGAATGGTGTACAGAAAGAGAAGTATACTATAGTGAGTATGAACCAGTATTTACGAGCAGTAAAATGTTACTTGATGACTTCAACGATTGGAACAATTCAGATATTTCATACAAATTATTTATGGGACTATTTAAAGAGATAGCAAAAGACAGTGGTACTAATTTAGAAAGAACACGCTTACGAGTAAATGGAGAACTAGAATATGGTTTCATTGGTGTTAAAATAAACGGTTGCTATAGTAAACAATTATAAGGAGGAAACAATATGAAATTAAGAGATATGATTAACATTATCAGCAATGACCTAAAAATCACACTGGTTTTAGCAACAAAAGCGCCACTAACTTTTGAAATGGAATCACGTGGACGATATATTGAATATGTACCATCCTATAAAACATTGGTCAAATATCTTGACAATGAAGTAATTGGTATGTATATTATAAGTAACAAACATATCAAACTACTAATTAAGGAGGAAACAAAATGACACTAAAAATTAAATGCTCATACGTAGCAGAAGGCGAACCATTCACATTAGGAAGAACATATACTATTTATTGCGAAAGCGCAACTACTGGTCTGTATTACATTAAAGATGATTCAGGACGTAATGTACCATATAGACATATTGACGATATACCAGTAATTGACGGACTACTAAGAGACTTAAATGACTTTTGGCATTCACATTTTACAGTATGCAACCCACCAGAACCAAAACAAAAGAAAGAACGTACACCAAAAGAAAAGGTACAGATTTTACTTGACAAAACTGTTGATTACATTTATAATAATCAGGAAGAGCTAAATATTAGCTTAGATGATTTTGTAACACTAATTAGAATTAAGGAGGACCTAAAATGACAGACTACAAAGATTTAAAAATGAAATGCACAAGTAGCCACCCACAAGAACCATTTTACACAGAAGGTAAAGAGTATGACATTCTAAAGAATGAAACAGGTTTCTATATTAAATGTGATGAAGGTGACATATTAGAATACGGAACAACACCATTTGACTTAGAACACAACCTAAATCAATTTTGGGATTCAAATTTTAACTTGGTCAACATTGATGAACTCACTAAGATTAGAAAAACATTTCAACGAACACTTATTCAATACAATATGGATATTGGTCATTTGTCAGGACATTTGATAGGAAAGCCAAGTAATGTAATATCAGCACAGATTGCAATGCTAAAAGTAAAACGTGAAGCAATTCAAGAATTATATGATGAAGTATATAAAGGAGGTAATGAGTAATGACAAACAAAGTATTACTAACACTTGATGAAAACAAAGAGTTGAGTATCAATAGTAACCACGTAGATGAAGTAGACGTGATTTACATGTTAATGACTGGCTTAATTCATGTATGTAAAGAAGTTGAACTTGAACAAGATTTAATGATTGAAACTATTAAAGAACTTTGGGGGCGTGTAGAATGAAAACCGCATGGTTAGTAAAAGTTGATTATAAAGTACCAGCAATGAGAGGGTTCAGTTCATATGAGAGTGCGCTCAAGTATTATCATGAAATGGTAGATAAAATTGAAGAACAAATTGAAGAACGTAATTGTGAGCAAATAGAGTCATATAGTAGTGGAAAACCGCTTTTAACACAGTTTAGAGAGTGGGACGAAGAATACAAGTATTTCACAACACTTGGTTTAGTATCAATCAAACAAATTGAATGGGAGGAAGAATAATGATTACACTAGGACAATTACTAATGTTTGTTGAATATGGAAGAACAGTGGTATTAGTAGAACACGTAACAGAAGAACAGATTTCCACTTTCACAGAATCAAAAGAACTACAATATAAACGAGAATATGAAAAAGTTGAACCACACCTTGAACGTGAGGTAATGAATATTTCAACAACACCAGCTTCATATCTATATATTGAAATTCTTTAAAACTTTTTGAACAAAAGTGTTGACAACTACTATACCATGTGATATAGTAGGTGTATAAGATAACTAAGGAGGAAAAGTAAATGCAATACACAGAAAACGACTTAAAAGACGGTATGAAATTAATTTGCACACAAGATAGTGGGTTCGGTTGGTGGACAAAAGGGGGTATTTATACAGTAGCAAATAAATGTATTATTGATAATTTCGGTGACAGTGTAGAAAGTTGGTATATTTTAGACAGTCTTAACAATGAATGTAGTTTTGTAAAATTTGAAATTTTTGAATACCCAACCGCAACAATCACAGTGGACGTTGAACAACGGCTAAATGATAAAATTGAAGTACTAAGTGTTGAACGTCAAAATATATTTGATAAAATGGAACGAATGGATAGACAGGAAGTTAAATTGCGTGATAAAATCAATAAACTAAAGGAAGCGAAAAAAGCCCTAGAAATTTTAAAAGAATTTAAATAAACACTTGACACCTACTATAGCACATGTTATAGTAGGTACATAAGATAACAACAAACAAATTGGAGGAATTAAAAATGACAAAAGAACAAATCAATGCAGAAGTGAAATTACAAGAAATGTTAGGTAACAAATTAGAAGTGATTCAATTAGGTAATGACATTTACATGTATCTTAATGGTGAATCATACAAAACAGCTGAATTAATTTAATAAAAATCAGAAAAGGGGTTGACAAGTTCAGCCCCAACTGATATACTAAATATATAAATTAAAGGGAGGATATAAAATGTTAGTATCAAAGAAAAAGCATGATTTATTGATTAAGAACTACAATGAGTTAGTAGATAATAGGGATAAATGGCAAGGAAGATGTATTCACCACGCAAACAACCTTGACAGAGCTTACGAGGAGATAAACGAGTTAAGAGAAATGATTAGAGAGATTAAGATAGACAAGAATAGAGATATAAACAACCTAAAACTTGAACGTGACACATACAAGGAAAAATACAAAGAATGGTTTCAAAACTTTATTAAAACAAAATCAGAACTAGAAAAAGTTGACAAAATTGTTTTACAATATGAACAACGAATTAATGAATTGGAGGAAAAAGAAATGACAAAATATGCTAAAATTACAAAATATTTAGGACCACATAACATTGACAAAAGACTTGGTTTAGAAATTGGTAAAACATATAAAATTGTAGAATATAAGAGTCCTTTAACTGATAATTGCTATATTTATTTAAATGATGAATATCCATACTATTTCATTTCAGAAAGACAATATGAATTAGTTGAAAAAGAAGAAACACCAACTTTTAAAACAACTATAGACTTGAAGTCTAGTGTACAAGCTAAAATTGACTCACTAACAACGGAAGCAGAACACTTATTCAAAAAGCGTGACCGCTTGGAGCAACAGGCAATTGACTTAAACAAAAAGGCACGCAAACTTAACAAACTGATTGAAACTATCAAAGAATTTGAATAAACACTTGACACCTACTATATATGATGGTATAGTAGGTGTATAAGATAACTAAGGAGGAAACAAACATGGCACTATTTGGTTTAGCATTTGTAACAATTGGAATCTGGGGAACTTACAACATTATCAAGTATATTGAGGACTAGGAGGAAAACAAGATGTATTTAGAACTTGAACAAGGTGAAGCGATTGATTTATTAGATGTATTTAACGCTTGGATAGCAAGATATGGTTATGAGAATATGCCAGAGAGTAAACGAAAAGTAATGCAAAAAGTATTTGATTTGAGTATGGAAGATGAATATCCAAACAACGCATTCAATTTAAGTGCTGAGGACTAGGAGTACCAATAATGACAACCAAAACAAACTATCATATTTGCTTAACAAACAATGAGTATTTCAACTTATACACAGAAGAACCAATTCTTGTAATGTATGAACAAGCGGTTGAAAATGATGAAAAACTATTGAAATTGGAAAAACCAGAAGCAATTGAAATTGATGGAGAAATGCAACCCACATTTATCACCATTCCACTTGATTCAATCCTATATGTATTGGAGGACGCATAGTGAGTGATTCAGTAAAGGTTATTGGCTCAATTTGGGCTTCAACTGACGGTCTAAATATCTACAGAATTGACGTTATAGACACACGTGGTTATTTTATCACATTATTAGACAATGAAATACACATGGTTTCTAAAACATGGATACACAAGCAAGCCACCATGTGTGACACAAAAGCAACCAAAGAACAGAAACAACAATTTGAGGAGGAAACAAAATGAGCTTTAAAGAAGCTTTCAAAGATGAATATATTGAAATTGATATAAGTAATAACGAAGAAGCAAAAGCTTTCTTTGAAGAAAATGTATATAAAAAGGAAAGAGAAATATTAAAGAAGTCAGATGGGTTGTTTAAATGTATTAGGGAGGAAACAAAATGAGAGTAGACATGTACACAGAACGTTACTATGAATTTGAAGAACCATATAATGGGGCTACAGTAACAGTTGTATTAAAAAATAATGTACCACTAATGTATCAATATGAATATAAAGATGTTCAAAACACATTAGCATATAAATTTAGAGCCTTATACAACCTTAAGTATATTGGAGATATTGTAAATGTGTGGAATGAAAAAAGATTATTGAAAAAACTAGATGAGGTGGAAAAATGAGTAATATTAGCGCAATTGAACATGTTTTAGAAATGATTGAAGGGTATGACGAAAACGCAGAACACAACCACGCTGGTATGAAATTTATCCAAGGTGTAATTTTGGGACTTAGCATGAGTGATGTTATTACTATGGAACAATCAAGTGAATTACGTGAACGATTACAGGATGTTTATAAATTTCATAAGGAGGAAGCAAAATGAGTAAATTAGATGTATTATTAGTGGCACTTGTATTGGTAGGGACAGCAAGTGGAATAGTGATTTCAGCAATGATTGTAATTTCAATACTAATGACATTGAAACCAATAGCATGGGTTGTACTTGGATTAGGTGCATTACTAACTATCATGATTGCTATTGGTATATACCTATTTGAGAAACATTATCTAAATTAAATATGTTATGATAAGGGAGAAAGTTAAATAAAACAGTTGACTTTCTCTTTTTTAGATGGTATATTAATGTCATAAGATATTAGGAGGAATAACAATGGTAAATGAATTACAAAAAGTAGAATATGACCAACCAATTGAATTAAGCTTTATCAGCACGCTTGAAAAGACTTTGACACCAAGCAAGCAATATATCAAGGCATTGTCAGAATATGAGAAGGACCACAAAGAGTGGGAAGTTGACTTCAAAAATGGAGATGCGGCTAAGAATGCAGAACCACAACGACCAGAACCAAGTTATGACGGTTTAAACGCAGAAGCCTTGGCAGTTCACATGGCTAAGGTATTACCAGTGCATGCAAGTTCCACAATTGGTTTACCAGTGGTTTATAATCATGACACAAAAATCTATGAGGTATCAGAGGACAACTTAGAAGCTCGTTTATGGCAAAAGCTTTACAATGAGTTTATGATGGTTTATACACCACATTATGCAGAAAATGCAAAGGTGGCTAACCAATTTAGAAATGCAGTCCAAAGAATGGCAAAAAATGCACTTGCTTCTGGTGCTAACTTACCGTTTAATGACAAAATGGACCCAAACAAAATAGCCTTTAAAAATGGAACATACCGCTTTAAAGAGGACACATTAAAACCAACTGTGAAAGAGGACTACCAAACAACAAGAATTGAATATGATTATATTGAGAATCCTAAACACAATATCGTTGCTGAATGGATTGAGTATATTTTAGAAGAGGACGCAAAAACACTTTTCCAATTGATTGGACGTATTTTCTACCGCAACCAAGACCCACAAGCAATGGTATTCGCAACTGGTGAAGGTAGTAACGGTAAATCACACGTTATGGCATTTATTGAGGAACTAGTAGGAAAATCAAATACAAGTCATGCAACACTAGCTAGCTTGTCAGGTAATAATGACAAATTCGCAAGCTCTCAATTATTTGGTAAAATGGTGAATATTGAAACAGATATGCCAGCACAGCATATTAAACAAACAGGTACACTGAAAACATTATCAGGTAATGACGTTATGAGTGCAGAGTACAAAGGTATTAACAAGTTCACATTTACGAACTACGCACTAATGATTTTCACAACTAATAACATGCCTACGTTTTCAGACACATCACATGGTTTCTTACGTCGTATTATAACACTACCATTTAACAAGACAATGGGAAGAGATAACCCCACAGATTCAATGTGGCTGGAACGTTCAAAGAATTTCACATATGAAGAAAAATCAGAGTTTATAAGCTACTGTTTACAACAATATAGAAATGTACTATTTGGACTAAATGGAGAAACCAAAGGACACTTCTGGACCAGTGATAATGCAAATAAATTGCGTGATGCCTTTATCCAAGGAAATGACACAATGGCAAACTTTATTGACATGAACGAAATTGAGTTCGTGGAAGATGAAAACTCATTTATCCCAACAAACGAATTATTAGAAGCATATAACGATATGTTACTTAATGAAGGACTAATGACCGTTTCAGCTCGCAAGTTTGTGCCAGAGTTACAACGTAAATCGCAGAATATTGTATTAAACAGAGTTAAAAAACGAGTTAACGGAAAACCACAGTATGTGCTAACCAATATCAAATGGGGCAACAACTTTACTGAAACAGATAATATTTTTTAAAAATAATTTAAAGAAAGTTGACTAAAACAGTTGACTTTCTTTTTTTCGCATGATATACTTAATTCATAAGTTAAGAGGAGGAATTAAGAAATGAAACCATATTACGTAGAATTAGAAAACACAATTGAGGAATTAGAAGAATTATTCATTACAAGATACATGGAACTAATGGAATGTGACAGAGAATGGGCTATGGAAGTTCAAAAAATGGAATGCAACGCACCACACACAAAGAAAGATGTGGAATTGATTTTAAAACAAATGTGTTCATTATGTGGGGTTGATTACACATGTTAAGCACAAAAGAAGAACTACTAGATAAACACTATCTAGTAGTTCTAAAATATCTAGTATCTGAATTAAAGAAAGCAGATAAAAAACGAGATAGCGCAACCAAGAAATTAATGGAAATGAACGACAAGGAAAACATGCAATCACACACCACACAACGGTATTGGAAACAAGTATCTAATGTTGAATTTTATGAACATGAAGTTCGTAAACTGGTTTCAGAAATTAAAACAATTATGATGATATATGACATTGAAAATAAAATGCACCAAGAACGATTTTATTTTATAAAAAGTGTTGACAATCTATTACATTGATGGTATTATTAATTCATAGAGATAAGGGAGGAAACAAAAATGACAACAAAACAAAGATATGAAGCTAAATTAGAAAGACTAAATAAAAGATATGACGAGTTAAAAGCGCAAATGATTGAAGCATACGACGACGGAAACAAAGAACTAGGACATGAACTAAACGACAAACTAGAAAACATGTTAGATGTAATTCTACTAACTGAAACAGTATTAGAAAATTTAAAATAAAAATCAGAAAAGGGGTTGACAAGTTCAACCCCAACTGATATACTAATTACATAAGTTAAAGGGAGGATATAAAATGGACTTTCAAATTGGGACAGTAAAGAAAACGCAAGGACAAGTAAAGAAACACGCTTCACACTTTACACACAAGGAAGTTGAACAAGTATATAAAGCTAGAGAGCGTGTAAAAGACTTATGGCTAAAACGTGGTATCAAGATTGGTTTTCACTTACAAGATAAAATAAGAAATGGTGAAACTAAATTTTCATATGAAATGACAATGAAAACCATGTTAAATAGTACAATTGTAGAGTACAACGAAACAGGAGCAGACAAGCGCATTTTACTACGTTCACACTATTCAAAAAACAAAGAAGTACAGTGTATTGTGGTGTCACTAATAAGTGGTAAAGTAATTACAAGCTATCTAAACAAAGTAGATGACGTTCACAAGACACTTGACCCAAGGCGATATGACAAAAATTTAAAAATTAATTTACCAAAACACTTGACAAAATAAAGACAATCATTTATACTAAGTATATAATCAATTAGGAGGAATAAATAAATGAAACATAAAGGATTAATCATTGGATTGGCAGTAGGATTGAGTTTTTCAGGAAGTACAGCAATGTTGGCAAACAACTTAAACAAGCAGAAATTGAATGAAGCTAAACAAGAATTACACTTATACAAAGAATTGAACGAACGTCAACAAGATATTATCTTGGAGTACAAAGTAGTATCAGGAATTGATGTTTCAAGTATCACAAAAACATTAGATAATAAACAGTTAATTAAAGAATTAGACGAAAAAATTAAACAATTGGAGGACAAATAAGATGAATGAAAATTTAGAAGTTTTAACAGCTGTATTGGTGGCATTTTTAGTAGGTATCTTTACAATCGTATTCACAGGTTCAAGGGATGCTGTAATGATAGCATGGTCTATATCATTCGTATTAACGTTCTTAGCAACTCAAACATTCAAGGAGGATAACTAAAATGAATTTATTACAAGCATATGAAGTGATTGATAGCCATTTTTTAGTAGTGAAAGAATCAAATGGTTTGACTGCACTAGTAATTGACACAACAAGTGATACATCAGTAGCACGATTATTTAATAAGTATAACGAATTGACAAAGGTATTAAATATCAGTTACAATGAATCATGGGGCGGAATTGAACTAGTAATTGGAGAGGAAGAATAAAAATGACAAACTTAGAAATGATTGAACGATTAGACGCACGAACATACTTAATGCAGGAAGAATTCATAGATAAAGGACTAACACAGTCTGAAATTGATACATTTGTTAGAGAAGGTGTATTGTTATATCTATTGTGTTTAGAAGAATATATGGAATCAACAGAAAGACATATTCAAAAATTAAAAGAAGAAGTTTTTGGAGAGGAAGAATAAAAATGAAAACAGAACGCATTATTGCAATTGATAATATTTTAAGTGAAATGGAAAATGATTTCAGAAGTAAAGGGATTTCACAAGATGACATAGAAAAATATGCAACATACACAGTATTAGCAATGTTAGGTGTATTTTCTCAAAATAATATTGATGTAGAAAAAGCCATTGAACTATTGACAAATATGTTACAAGGTAATAAAAAAGGTGGTTCAGCACGTGAAAAAAGAAGCTAAATTTAGTAAAGAAGTAGTAGAATACTTGAAATCAAAAGGAGCGGTTGTAAATGTTAACACAGCAACCATATATGACCGTGTGGGACGTGCAGATATTGAAGCGTGTTATAGTGGTTACTTCATTGCATTAGAGCTTAAAACAGGGAACTACCAGCCAGACCCATTACAAATTAGATACTTACAAGAAGTTAGATGTGCTGGTGGATATGGTTTACTACTAAGAGATACGCTTGATGATTTAGAGGACCTATTACTTTATTTGGATAACATGGAAAGTGCAGTGTACTATGGTGCAGATGATATTTATTTCAATTATGAACAACCATATTTACCAGATATTAAAGATGATAAGGTGGAAGTACTATATGACTAAGATTGGAAAAATTGAACTATTACCAACGCAAATTGAAGGTATTGATAAATGGAATACACACCCTTACGATTTATCTGATGCTGGAACAGGGAAGACCTTCACCGCCTTAGGTGCCTACCTGCAAAGTGGCTGTAGTAAGCTATTAGTTATCTGTTTGGCACCAAAGGTTGCGGACTTTGCAGAAGATGGGGCTTTGATGGATATTGACATTGCACCACTTAACAAGGGTACAAAGAAAAATAAAGAGTTATTAGCAGATGCAAAACGAGTTGCAATCTCATTTGAAAGTAGCTGGCGTGTGACTGAATTATTGAAATGGGTTGATAAAGATACGTTCATTATCATTGACGAAGCCCACAAAGTAGGTGTTAGCTCTTCTAAAGTAACTAAGTTTGCTATGAAATTATGTAAGAAAACACCTTATGTAAGACTGTTAACCGCAACACCAGTTAGTAATGGGAAGCTAGAGAACTACTACCCACAGTTATATATGCTAAATGTATTCCGCAAGCCTAAAAAAGAGTTTGAGCAACTATTTGTTATTAAGCAAATGCGACAAATGGGTTCTATGCGATTTATGGACATTGTAGGTTATCAGAACGAGCATTTATTAAAACAAATGATTGACCAATGCGCATTGCGTTTCACACGTGATAAAGACTACTTTCCAGAAGATTATGTATATAAGACTAAAAAACCAGCTATGTATGCTAAGTTGAAAAAACACCGCATGTACAAAGCGGATAACGGCGAAGTAATTGAATTAGATAATAGTAGTAAACTATTTAACGCAATGCGCTGTGTGTCACATGGTTTCTTGCTAGGAATCAATAAACAAGTAAGTAAAGAACCGTTTGAGCGTTTACAGGCTATTTTAGAAACACATAACAATGAACGAGTAGTTATCTTTTATAATTACAATGTGGAACTTGAAATGTTGAAACAAGTATTAGACAAGTTAAAACGTCCATATAGTCAATATAATGGCGCTAGCAAAGACTTAAAAGCATTTAAAGGTAAAGACAACGGTGTTGTGTTAGCACACTACAAATCCGCTTCTACAGGCATTAATGATTTTGTTATTGCAAATGTGACAATTTACAATTCAATGCCTTTAGAATCAATCAACTATGAACAATCCAAGGCACGCACAGACCGTTATGGTCAAACAAAGAAACCACTTTATTATCACATTGTACCTGAAACACCAACGGAAAAAAAGATTTTTGAAACAGTTACAAATGGTCAAGACTTTACTAATGAAATGATGGAGGATATATTAAAATGGAAAAAGTAAAAACAGTATACGTGACATACATGGACGGTAGAGAAAGTAAAATTATAGCATTAGTTGAATTTGAACGTATTAGTATTTCAGAACGTTTCTTAGAAATTCGCTACGCTGGTTCAAATTCATTCGTATTGAATTTAGATAAATTAGTATATTATACAGTTCAATAGTTGACAACTACTATATCCTATGATATAGTAGGTACATAAGATAAGAGGAGGAATTAAAATGTATATTGTAAATATTATTGATTTTGAAACTAAAACACTAGCTTACCAATCAGAATCATTCACTACAAAAGAGTTAGCAGAAGATTACATGGTGGAAGTGATGGAGAACACACATGGTCTTGATGTACTTATTATTGAAGTAAATAGTTATAATTTAGAAACAGCTAAAATTGTAGCATGTTCATAGGAGGATAAACAATGGAACTATTAAGACTTAAAAAGAACGGTAAAGCGCCTTTAGTTGCTGGCTCGTTTAATGGTGAAGATAAAGCAGAAGTGAAGAAGTGGGTTGCAGAAGGTGGCAACTATGGTATTTTAACTGGTAAGTTATCAGGTATTGCAGTAATTGATATTGACACTCATAATGGTGTTAGTGGTGCTGATAACCTCAAAGAGTTTTGCGAAAAGTATGATATTGAGTTACCAGACACTAAAACAGTTATGACACCAAGTGGTGGGCTTCATCTGTATTACAACCTACCTGAAAAATATAATGATGTGCAATTCATTCAGAACCACAAGGAAGTTGAAGGTGTTGACTTCCAAACACATGGACGCTACATTGTTGGGTGGGGTTCAACTATTGATGGTGTAAAATATGAAGTGATTGACAATTCACCAATTGCAGACCTACCTGTAAAATGGTTTGATATTTTCACAGATAAAACAATTCAGAAAAAGAACAAAAAACGTGAAAGAAAATGGACTGCAAACCTGTTAGGTGATATTATCGCTGGAAGTGATGAAGGAGGAAGAAACAACTGGATAACGCAAATGATTGGCAAATTGTTCGCTACAGGCTTAGAACATGAAGAAGTATGGGTATGGTCACAATATGTAAACCAAATTGGGTGCAACCCACCACTTGACGGAACAGAGTTGAAACGCACCTATGATTCAGTTAAAAAACGAGAAGAACGGAGAATGGCAAAAGATGAATAACATGCATATGTTTAGAAAATTGTTCCCAAACGGTTGGCTTATTGATGTAAAGCACAACCCAAATGGGTTTGGTGATATGTATAGTACAAATTATAACTATTCAGTAATGATGCAACATGTAGCAAGTGGATTTGTTAAATTTGAAAATATTGAAACGGCGCAAGAAGTTTTTAAACTTATCGCAAAATATGCAAAATAAAAACGACCACCCAATAGAGTAGTCGTTGTGAGTGTCACTTCATGCTGGGAGGAATCAGCATCAGTAACTTATAATTTATTATAACATAAAATAAAAGTTTTGTGTTGACAAATAAACGTCAATATGATAGAATGATATTATAAAACATTAGGAGGAAATAATTATGAAATTACAAGATGGAATGTTAGTAAAACGCAAAGATAATGGGGCTAAAGGTGTAGCACATAAAATGGAAGGTAAAATGTGGAAAGTCAAATATCATGACGGAACGCACACATATACTACAGAGAGTGCTTTTAAAAACCATTTTGTTATTCCTGAATTAGAAGTTAATTTTGAAGATTCAAAATGTGATGGTGTTGAACCTGAACAAGAAGAAGTTATGACATATGATGAGTACTTATACATGTCAGGTGGTGTTGAACCTGATGTAGAAGTTTATTTTGAATCAGATTTGATTGACAATCAAATTCATTACACAGTTAACGGTATTCAACCAATTCAAATAATGAAAGCTAACATGACAAAAGAAGAATTCCGTGGTTTCCTAGAAGGAAATATTCTAAAATATCCATTACGTTATAAACACAAAAATGGACTAGAGGACCTTAAAAAAGCAAAAACATACTTAACTTGGCTGATTGAAGATATTGAAGAAAGAGGGTTGTAATATGGAAAATGTAGAAGTATTTAATAGACCAATTGGAAATTATAAAACTATACACCTTATCTGTAATGATAACAAGCATGAATATATGGAAGTAACTAAATACCCAGATGGTGATATTATGGCTAGCATGGTATTATACCACCCAGATAATGAGATTATCTTAACAATTGAGCAATTAGAAAAATTAGTAGAGGAGTTAAAGGAATGATTGAAAAATTTGAACCATTGTTTGAACCGTACGACCGTTACGCAGTTTCAAATATGGGATATGTGATAGACCGTGACACAGGTTTAACAGTCTGGAACTCATATGATGACAACGGAAAACCATATGTAGTATTAGAAGGCTCACACAACAAGACACGTAAATTTTTTATTGCTAACTTAGTAGCTGAATCATTTGTACTAAACAAAGATAATCTAGGCTACCTATATTATAAAGATGGTGATGTTAATAACACACACTGCAATAACCTTGGGTGGGCTATTAACCCACAAGAAGGTAAACAACGTGTAGCGCGTCCACTGCGCAAAAAAGTAGAGGATAAACGTCATAAATTAATTATTGAAATTAATAAAGCAATTGACAAGGATAAGTGGGACACCGCTAAACGACTTGGCAAAGAGTTATGGGAATTAGAAGGCAACCCATGGTCTGAACGCAATACACCATCACAGTATTAGGAGGTAGCAAATGACATTCAAATGGAACGTACATTACACAGGTAGTAAAGGAAATTCAGTATCAATATATACTAATCAATTTAATATATTAGTTGATGCAGGTAAGCCTTACAAATTTATAGAGCCATTACTATATGAAAAACATTTTTTAATATTTACGCACAGACACGGTGACCATTTCAAGCCAGCTGTTTATAAGAAGATTCGTGAAAACTTTCCAAACATTAAAATTTTAGCTAATGAAGAAGTAAGTAATCTAATGTTTGAAAAAACAAAAATTCCAGCTGATGTTGTTTTTAGTGATAACTTTCAGTTTCAAATTGGTACAATGAAATTCACAACTATCCAGAACTATCATGGTGCTGGTGAAGAATTAGTTGACTGTCATGGATTAATTATTGAAGATATTGAATCTGGTGAAGTATTATTATATGCAACTGATTTAAGCACTACAATAGATTATCAGGAATATTTAGATAAAAACTCTTTACAAGTAGACTACTTTCTGTTAGAATCTAACTATGACCCACAAGTAATTGAATTTTATGAATCAACAAAAGCACACACTGGTTTTGATATTTTTAGTAACGGTTCATATCGTCACTTATCTTCAACTGAACATAAAGAATTTACAGAAAAGTATTGCAAACCAGATTCAATTGTGGTACCATTACACCAAAGCGAAACATATTCAACTTTTGAAGGACTAATCAAACGTACTAAAAAAGATGAAAACAGATTGACAATGGAGGAAGTGGAAGAATGGAAAAAAAGCAAGAACAAATGAGTTATAAAATGTTACTAATGTTAGACTATGGTTATACTGTAAATGAACTACTAAACACATTAGAAGAACGAACAGACCTAATTAAAATGGGGTTCACATTTAACGAGATTTTCAAAGCTAAGTGGCTACGATTGAAAGCGGAGGACGAACGCAATGGAATTTGAAATTGCAATTAAAACCAATGGTGTTCAGTCAATCGAATTTGCAGACTATGAAAAAATACTAAATGACGCACAGAAGTTGGCTGATAAAATGAAAGAGCAAGAAGTTACAGAAGAAACAATCAAAGAGAATAAAAAACTAGTAGCTACAATCAATAAACGAATCAGAGAGCTAGACACACAACGTAAACTAGTGAAAAGTGAAATCATGACACCTTATGAGGAACTAAACGAAAAAATACAGACATTAAAAGATGTATTGAAGGAAGGTATAGAACATGTTAATGTACAAATTAAAACGTTCAACGAGCAAGAACAAAAAGAACGTACATTACAAATTGAAGAACTTTTCAATAAGTACCAAGCTTCATATAATGCGCCACAATGGCTATCTTTTGATAAGTTCATTGCCAAAAATAGAAGTTTAGTAACTAATAAAGCAACGTCACAAAAGACAATCACACAAGCAATTGTGATGTATTTTGAACTGTTTAAACAAGACTATTCAGACTTGAAAGAACAGGTAACAGACAAAGATGACCGCATGGCAATACTTATTGCATATTCAAGAAATGGTTTCAATATGAATGAAGCTATTGAAGAATTTAAAGAAATGAAGTCAGAACGTGAACGACTGGAAGCTGAACAACAACGAGTAAGAGAAACGAAAGTTCCTGAAATTGTAATTTTAACAGGAAATGAAGATAAAGTTGTTGACAAACCAGTTGAAGTTAGTTATACTTGTATTAAGGTTAAGACATCAGATTTAGCCAAACTTAAAAAATTAGGTATTGAATGGGAGGAAATGTAAATGATTATTAAAGAAGATTTATTGCGTTGCACGTATTTTTCAAAGGATTCAAAAGAAGGAAGTATCACATTTAAAAAACTGGTAGAGCGTAGAAATAAACACAATGCCCCAGAATTTGACTTTGATGGTGCTACATTTTATGTTGAAAGTATGGAAGTGGAATATGAAACAAATGAGTTCCACGTTATGAGGGCTATTATTGTAAAAGAAACAAAAGGTGGACAGTCAATTGAGAGATTTAATCTTGAAGTGGACTATAACGCAAACACAATGACATTGGAGGAAATTTAAATGGGTTTATTTGATTGGAAATTACATGACTTAAACGGTAAGCGTGATGTAGAATTGGTAGTTGGTGTGACAAGTTTTAGTCAACAAGTGTGGATTGATGGTGTAGGTTATCAGTTCTATGACTTCAACATGGTTTCAAATGATGATGAAACTATTATAAAAGGAAGTGTATACGAAGGTGGTGGATTGGAACCAGTAAATGTATTTCTAAATTGCAAAAAGAAATATATTTTATTTGGAAAATAGGCTACACAAGTTAGGGAAACTATGTTATACTATTTAAGTAGTAAAAATAAAAACAAATTATTGGAGGAATTTATTATGTCAGAATTACAAAAATTAGTTATCGTGAGTGTAGATGATTCAGAAATTTCAACTAAGTTACAAGTTGCAAAAGAGGATTATTCAGCAATGTTTGATGCAGTAGCGTACAAACAACAATTCAATAAAGAAGCTGGCGAATGGGAAGATTCAGAAGAAGCAATGAAAAAATATAATGAAGCACTAGAAGTTGCTGGTGGTTCATTTGAAGAAGATAATACTATTGAGTTATACGTTGATGAACAAACAGGTAAAGCATACTTTACAGAAGGTTCTGGATTTATCAAAATTGAGAAACCATTAGTTAGCTTAAAACGCATTAAGAAAGCACCAATTGTTGCAATTCAAGATTCACCTAAAGGACGTGCAGTAATTATTGAACATAAAGGTAAGCACTACGCATTTAACTTCAATACAGGTGTGTGGGTTGCTAAAAAAGAAATGTTCATTCCTAACATGGCTAAACTTGGAAAAGCCAAAGCACGTTTTAACGAATTATTTGAAGATGTAGGTGTGGAATGGGAAACAGCAGAAAAAGCGGTTGGAATGGTTGTTGATGTTACAGTTAATAAAAATCAATTAGACCCAACAAGCAACGTTGGTTGGTTAGAAGCATTACCTCTTGACCCAGAGGACCAACCAGAACAAAAACCAGTTGAAGAAGTTTATCACTCAATTGACATTACAGCTGATGATTTACCATTCTAAAAATAAACAAACAAAACCCTTGACTTATGTTAGGGGTTTTGTTATTATATACATATAGGAGGTAATGACAATGAAAAACACATTTAATGTAGGTAATTATGTAGAACTTAAAAACGATAACCACAACGGTATTGGTAACAAAGGTGATAAAGTTTATATATTAGCTAAACTGTTTAAGCCAGTAGATGGTGTAGAACTTATCTGTAGATTTGCAAATGGTGCTACAGAAGGTTTCTTACAACGTGAGTTGAAATTAGCAACAAAAACACTTGACAGAATCACATTAATAAAGTAAGATAGTAGTATAAACAAATTGGAGGAATTAAATATATGAAGAACATTGCAGAATTTAAAAAGGCACCAGAACTAGCTAAAAAACTATTGGAAGTATTCAGCAACCTAAAAGGTAATTCACGAAGTCTTGACCCAATGCGAGCTGGTCAACATGATGTGGTTGTCATTGAATCTAACAAAAAGTTATCAGCAAAAGGAAAAGAAATGAAAGTAGTTAAAATGCGCTCACTAGAAGATGGTAGGGACGTTACAAGCTACATCATGAAGTTTCGCAAATATGACTGGGATAAATGGAAAAATGTTGAAGTTGGTGACCGTTTACTAATTGACTTAAAATTTAGCAATGGTTTTGCCACAGTCAAACCTATTAGAAGTATTTCAAAAGGTAATGAAACGCCGTTTAAACCAAGTGAACCATTAACAAAACAAACCATTTTATTATTTGATATTGAGATTTTTAAACATGATAGCTTATTTGTATTCCGTGATTACTTTACAAAAGAATGGTTCATTATTAATAATGACCTTGAAGAATTACGCAAGTTTTACCTTGAATACCGTGATTCAATGTTCATTGGGTATAATAATGCGTCATATGACAACAATGTAATGCGTGGATATTTACAAGGAAAAAACGCTTATCAAATGTCTAAAACAATCATTGAATCAGATAATAGAGGTCTAGTTTACAAGATGTTTGATAGTCATAAAACCCCATTGTTTGGAATGGACCTCTATCAAGATAACAAAGGTTTTAGCTTAAAAGAGCATTCTGCGTTCTTAGGTATCAACATTAAAGAAACAGAAGTAGATTTTGACATGGATAGACCGTTGACAGATGAAGAGAAAGAGAAAAATATTGCATACTGTAAAAATGACGTGTTGGCAACTGAAAAACGTTTTGAACAAAACATTGGTATGCTATTGGCTAAAGCAACAATTGCTCTAATGTTTGACATGGATAAGACAGACCTATTACAAACAAACGCTAACTTAACAGCTAAGTTACTTGGTGCAACTAAACAAGAAGTTAGACCAGACTTGACAGACCCATTAGAATTAGATAAACGATTAAGTATTAATACAAAAGAGATTGCAGAAGCATACTTGAATCATGAGTTTGAATTAAATGAAGATGGTAAATTGAATGTGTCATTAGAGTACACAGATGAAGATGGATACACAATGATTTTTGGTAGTGGTGGTGTGCATGGTGCTAAAGCTAGTTACATTCACATTGGAATGTTCCCAATGCGTGACTGGGGTTCACTATATCCAAACACAATGGAACAATTTAATTTACTATCAAGAAATATTCCAAAGGATAAGATTCACCGTTATGGTGACTTACTAAAGCAACGTATGGACGCTAAATATTCAGGTGAAGAAGTGGCAAACATTAAAGGTGTAGAAGTACCAACATATGTAATGATTAACGGTATCAAGTTACCATTGAATACTAAGTTTGGTGCCAGTGGTGCGCAGTTTAATGGTTTATATGACCCAAGAAACCAGTTCTTAGTTTGTGCAACTGGTCAATTGATTATGACAAACATGTATGAATTAATTAAAGGTAAAGCACAGTTCATTCAATCAAATACAGACGCACACGCATATATTCCAAACAGTGAAGCAGATGATAAAGCTATTGATGAAGCATTAGATGAATTTGCTAACAAGATTGGACTTACACTAGATAAAGACATGTTCCGTGAAATTTGGCAAAAAGATGTAAATAACTATATTGCAGTACAACCAAATGGAAAAGTAAAGGTAAAAGGTGCTATTGGCTTAACAGGTGGTATGAAAGTGTCAAAAGCGATTGTATCTAATGCGTTCATTAATTATCTGGTAGCTGGTAAAGATTATAAAGAGTTTATCAATGAATGTAATGAACTAAGACAGTTTCAAATTATTACTAAAACAGGTTGGACCTTTGATAGAACAGTTGCACGTGATAGTGAAGGTAATGAGTTCAACGCACAAAAGGTTAACCGTGTATTCGCAGTAAAAGACAAAACTAATGCAGTAGAATTGTTTAAGGTAAAAGAAGGTAAATTATTAGATATTGAAGCTGATGAATTTAAGGATAACATTTCATATACAAAAGGATTGGCAAACGCACCAGAATACTACACAATCAGTAATGAAGCAATTGGCGAAGGTATTACGATTGATGAAGTTGACAAACAATACTATATTGACCAAGTAGAAGATACGCTTGAACTATGGTTTGGTGAAAATTGGAAAGAACGTATTGAACAAGCACATCATGAACGAGAATTACAAGGATTCAAACCAGTGGAAGTTAAAAATTATATTGACTAAAGTATTGACAAACGATAGGTAAGGTGATATACTTTACCTATCAACTATTAGGAGGAATTTAAATGAACCCACTTGAAGTTAAAAGTGTAAAGGAATATAACGTTTTACCAGTACCACGAAATGTAATTCGAAATTTTATTGAAGAATGGCATTACACACACTCTATAAATGGTCTACAATCATCATACTGTTTTGGGTTGTATTGTGGTGATGAATTAATTGGTGCTATGATTTATGGTGGTTTAGGTATGGCAAATGTTTGGAAGAAATACGGTGAAACCAAGGAGGAAGTTTTGGAACTTCGTAGACTATGTTTGATTGATGATACCAAGCGTAACGCAGAATCATATTTCATTGGTAAGACCCTAAAATGGTTACGTAAGAATACAAACGTTAAAACTATTGTAAGCTATGCAGACCCTAACCATGGTCATGAAGGTATTATTTACAAAGCAACGAACTTCACGTTAGTAGGAAAGACAACTAAAACTAAAGTTATAAAATATGGTGATAAAATCTATCATGATAAAGCAATAAGAACGAAATACAAAGGTGAATTGAAACCATTTGCGCAACGATTAGTTGATGCCTTAAACAGTGGTGAAGCTTATTATATTGAACAAGAACCTAAAAATATTTATGTAAAGGAATTGATTAAATGATTAAAGTATATACTAAAAACAATTGCATACCTTGCAAAATGACAAAACGCAAACTACAAGAATTAGGTGTTAACTATCAAGAAATTAATGTAGATGAAGATTTGAGTGCATTAGGATATTTAATGGAATGCGGATTTCGTTCTTTACCAGTTGTCTTCAATGAAAATGGCGCACCTATGGTAACTGGTGGATATGCACCAAATATCTTGGAAACCATTGTTTCATAGGAGCATTCTAAGCACGTTTCAGATTCAAAGTAAGGTGATTATCCATTAAAACGCAAATAAAGACACCCAATATAGGGTGTCTTTTTGTTTTATTGATATAATAAAGTGTTTTTGTTTTCAGTGAATAACCAAATGAACTCTTCTGGTAACTGTACATGAGATAATGTATAACCACCGTAAGGCGTTTGCTCTTGCACTACACCTACAGAATTAACTTGGAAATTGAAGTAATCACCTACAGAAAGAACTTGGTCTTTGGTTGGTTGCCCAGTAGCTGGGTTTACTTTATCAACAACACTAACTGGAATACCGTTATCAGTCCAATTAAAGTCAATTTTACCTAAATGTTCGTTATAGATTTGCCACATTCCGTTTACATATTCCAACCCATCAACTCTATAGTTAAAACGTTGTTTTTGAGGTGTTACACTTGGTTTAGATGGTTTGTTAGGTGTTGCTGGGTTTGACGGCTTAGAATCACCCTGAACGCCATTTGCTAAGTCTTTAGCAAGTTGTGCTTTACTGATTCCCATTTCTGCTAAGTAACCATATGGGTCTGTGTGGTCACCCCATACATAATCTGATACCCATTTATGAGAGATAACACCTTTTTCCCAAACAGAAGAACCTTGGTCAAGTGTCATAGGAATACCAAACTTTTTACCCATGTCCCTTGTATAATCAATGTATGCTTTATAGTTCTTTTTGAACAATTCCTTATCATGTGTATGTTGCAACTCAATTTGAATAGGTGCGTAGGGGTTTGCGTTACCAGCCCCCCATGAGATGTTACCTTCTGGTGCAATCTTATAAACAATACCACCATCACCAACGATAGCTGTTGTATGTGCGTTAAACCAGTTATTTTTCATGTACGTTGCTTCATTTCTTCCTGTGGCACGTTCATTAGCAGTTTCATGTAAGATAATCTTATTAGGTACTGCAACCTGTCCTGAACCTTCCCAAGGACTTAAATTGAACTCGTTATTAACTTCATATGCGTTAGCTGTTTGCATTCCAGCAAATAAACCAATGGTTGCTAATGCACCAAATAAAATACCTTTTACCTTCATACTTATTTGTCCTCCTTATTATCTTTAATACCTTTTGTGGTTGGGTCTATAACTACTCCTAAAATACTTAACACAACGAATACCGCATTAACAACATCAATTAGTTGTTGGCTCAAACCAGTTAGGTTTGATAAGTCTAATCCAAAAATGTTTCCCACAACTTGAATCAGAACAATTACTGCTGGAATTAAAGCAATCCAGAACGCTTTGTTTTTGATACGTGTTTTCCAATCCATTTTTAACACTCTCCTTATAATATAGTTATAATAGCACCAATAACAGCAACAATGATTGCTCCTGATACTGTGCGTGTTAGCCAAGTTAAACGGTCATTTATACTAGCAATGTCTTTCTCATTTTGAATTGAACGGTGATGGGTTTCACTCAATAAATTATTATTTGCCTTTAATTCATTTTTCAAGTCTGGAATACCTTCCAAGTTTGATTCAATTCTAGCTAGTTGTACTTTTATTTCCATAAAGTCCTTATCTTCCATGCCTACATCTCCCTATCTTATTATAATCACCGCCTTTCAGCTACTATTATAGTATAGCATTTAAATAAGGGAAATAGTGTGCTTCACATGACAATTCTAAGCGTTTTTCAGATTAAAACTAAGGTGATTATACATTAAATGGCAAATAAAAAACACCCCTGAAAAGAGGTGTTTTTAACTATAGTAAATCAGCAATCAATGCTTCTAATTTTGCTAGTCTTTCAGCCATTTCTTCCTTAGATGGTTCTGGTGGCTTACTAGCTTCTTCATCTAAAAACTTTTGGAAATCATTATCTGTATTTCTGGTCAATTCTTTACCATCATAATAGTAATTATGAAAGTCAATCAATCCACCTTGCATAGAGTTTGCTTCTGTTATATCAATATCAACTTCTACATAGTCACCAAATGGTTCTGTTGTATAACCAGTTAGAAAACCAGTCTTATTCTCAATCCAAATTTTCATATTCATCAACCTTCCTATACTGAAAATATACTTGTCAATACCCATTTAGCACCATTACCAGTACCATTATTGACTGTGCCAGTTACACTCGTATTTGATACATATACGTATTTATATACAGTGTCATTCGCACCACCACCAGTTCCAGCACCTTGCAATCTCATATTGATACCTCTACCACTATTGAAATTAGCATGTGCTTTAGGTACTAAATAATAGGTGTAGTCCCAATTCAGTGGTTTTCCATTTGTGGTATCGTATGGTTGCCATAAAAATAACCAACCAATTGCGCATTCTTCCATTTTTAATGTTGGTTTAATGCTATCCGTATTTGTTACCCATGAATTGCCTGGGTATATCTTACGCCCTGTATTTGCAAATTGCATAATTAATTCAGCTGTTAAGAAACCACTGTGACCAGCTGAATCTTGTAATGATAGACCTGCTGGTGTTAAACTTACATATTGATTAATTGAACCATCAGTATTTAGTACTCTTCCGTCAAACCCTTGTGAAAACAACCTTGTTGAACCTGTTCTGTTTGTTGTTAAGTTCTTGTATTCAATTTCCATTTCACCACCAGCCACTGTTGATACACCTTCTAATTGTTCACCAGCTACTGTTGCTTTAAATGTATTCAAAAATTCAGAACCATTGATTGTAGAACCGTTCATTGTGATAGCGTTTAATGTTTCAATGTTTAGTACAGCTTGGTCAATTGTTTGTTCAACCCATTCTGTTTTTAAATCGTCCCAAACTTTATAAGAAGCAATTTTGGGGTTCTCTTTTACTTCACGTGTTTCATAGTCACCTAGTCTTGCTATTGTTGGTTGGGGTACTGTTCCATCAACAACCCACCACATATCACCCTGTTTTGGATTAACTGGTGGTTCTTCTTGTACAAATACACGTGGTATACTTCTAACTTTATTATTTATCTGGTCTGCTAACTTTCTTAAATCATCATTAATACCTGATTCTAAAACAACGAAATCACTTAGTTGTGCTTCAACACTGTCTGTTGTATAATCATATTTCAATTCTTGAACACGTGATTTTAGATATAACTTTTCGTTTTCGTCTACTAACTTAATATAATCACCAACCTGTAAATTATAAGGTATATTGGCAATGTCAACTTCATATGCAACCAGCGGTTTTCCATAATCTTTTAGATGTTTAACTGCATAGTCACGCAACTTGTTTTGTGCTGTTGTTTCAAACTCTAATTGCTGTTGAAAATAGTTTGATTCGTTGTGGGTTCTTGACCAGTGCTTAACATTCTCTTTGTCGTAAATATAGCCAGTTGCCTTATCTAAGTAAAAACGACCATTAGGGTCTACCCAGTTATAACCAACTAAGTCAACAGGTTCTTCTTTACCTTCTGGAATACCACCAATTGGTTTTATTGCATTAACCAGTTGGTAAATATCTTCTTTAGTGGTTATTGAGTTAATATCTTTATTGGTATATAGTGTGTGTACTTCATCTGTACCACGCTTCTTCTTAATATCAATATATCTACCTGTTAATTCATTACCTTTAAATGTGAACCTAAAATCAAGTTCTGCATTATCAAATTGGGTTGCTACTGATTGAATACGTTCCAATGCTGTTGCTCCTGAATCCCATTCTAATGCTCTAGTTAGTCCAGATATTTCATTTATACCAACTTTGAAACCACTACTTGATGTAAATATTTCAATATAGTATTTAATAGGAAATGCTTTTGTTTCCTTGTGTTTACCAACATGTTGGTTTAAAAGGTCTAGTGAAGCGTCTTCTAATTCCATACTGCGTGTTTGTGTCAATGGATTGTGTGTTGATTCTAAAATTGTCATCCATTCGTGTTTACCATTTAAGTCTTTATACCTGTCTCTTATACACATCTCCGAGCCCACGAGACCGGAGCCTA